TGCGTGTAACCAACATGCTTATCTGTCGTAATGAATGCAGGCGTTAGCTTCTCAACTCCACCTAAATCGTTGATGATTTTCAAAGACTCCACCAGACGTTTAAGCTCAACCAAATCTACAAAATACTTCTCACGATCTGCTGGGCTGATTTCTACACTTTGACCACATTGGAACTCATAACCCTCGTTCCATTCAGTTGCGTTATCGGGTGCTGAATCTACGATTTCCTTCGCGTATTGCAGTCCTTTATCTCTAATCAATTTAGTTGCTTTCATGGCTGGCTCCTTTCTCATCAAGCTCTTTACGCGCCAACCACCACCAAACCACCGCACCGCTAATAGCTGCTGTAAAAAATGAAATGAGTAACCCCCACGCTAAAATCTCGAATTTATTCATACATTCGCCCCATCAATTAACTGCTGAATATTTCTAGGTATCGGCATACCTTCTCGGCGACACATCTCTGCGTATTCATGCGGATTGTCGAAAGGATCTGGACCTAATTCTTTTGCAAGTTCAGGCTCTTTTTCTTTTGCCTCAAGTTTTTGTACTGGTGCAGGTTTACGGCCGTTAATCTTTAACCGCTCCATCAAAGATTGGAGATGCTTTTGCGCTTCATCATTTGAAACAGGTTTATGCACCTTTTGCTCATTTTTCTGAGCTAATAAAATTGGTTCTTGGTACCAAGCTTGGGTTTTACCCTTCAGTTGTGCTTCAGCCTTGTATTCATCATAGATCTTGATAAATTCCATTTTGGCTTTGTAAATTTCGCCGTCTTGAAAAAGCGAATAAACTTGATCAAGTACAAATTTGGCTAATGTAGTAATTTCTTGGTTTTGCTCATGCCCATCAGGCAATCTCACTTTCTTGTGCTGAGTGATTTGTGTGTATTCACAAGCCTTCACCCATGCTTTTTCAGCACTCCACCAATCATCACCCATGCACATAGTACGGAATTCAGCGAAGTTAGGCATGTAGGTATTTGTACTAGCGTAAAATAGCGCTAAGCCTCTTTGAAGTTGATTAGGTGTAACCCCAACCAATGCTTTAGCAAGCTGCTGTTCAACGATTTGCATTGGAACGGCATTTTTCCCTTCTACTGGAAAATTCTTATTGAACTGAACAGCGTATTTAGTTCTGTAAGCCGCAATTAGTTCTTTTAAAAAACTTTCAAATGGTGCTAATTCATTCATGATTAATAGCCTCCAAAATCTTGTGAAACTGGTGTAACGTCAATCACGTTTGAACGGTTACTTTCAGCGTACATTTGAGTGAAATAACCCGGTTCTTCAGGAACATTATGAGATTGTGGGTTTTCCTGAATTTGATTTTGGCGAGGTTCAAATACACCCTGATAATTTCCGATAATTGAGTTTTCCAGTGATTGGTTAGCCAAAGGTCCAAAAGAGATAAGTTTTTTAAGGATTAACTTCACTGCGTTTTCAGAGAGTGGTTTTTTGATGCTGATACGCATATCAACAAAATTGTTCCACAGCTCAGGATCTACACATGCTGGTAGTTCAACTGAACGTGGATTAAATTCAGATGTTTTTACTGATTTAGGTTTTTCAGAAACAGGCTCTCTTTTTTTATTTATTTTTTTATTACTTTGAGAGTTGTTTTTGATAGTGATACTTTGTGTGTTAAAAATTTTTACTAGCAGCGGTAAAAAATTTTTACTAGTGTAGTTAAAATTTTTAACTAGCAGTGGTAAAGAATTTTTACTAGTTTGACCATAAATTTCAGGTAGTAAAAATTTTTTACTAGGGAATTTAAGCACTAAACCAACGCTAGTATCGTTACCTAATTTGAATGTATTTCCATGAATTGTGCTTGGTTGTTCCACGACTAAACCGACCTTAATTAATTCATTAAGGCACTTCACAACAGTTGGTCTACTCTTCCCTGTAATCTCTTCAAATTGAGATAAAGAGATGGAATCCATCTCCTTATTCCAACCGCGAGTTTTACGGCAAATAACCAAGTAAATTTTGCATGCAGCATCAGAGATTTTATTTAAAACCTCGTCAACAAATGCATTAGGTACTTGAAAGGAATTTGGTACAAAATTATTCATTGATTCCCCTCTTCAGCGGCTTGAATAAACCGTCCTAAAAATCGAATCTTTTTAGCTCGACCTAAACTAGCAATAACCTCACCGGCAAAATAAAAAGAAATGCCATGTTGATATGCCAAAGATTCAACGAGCTCATCTCTTAATACAGCCGCGTTATTCTCGTCTCGGTTAATTCGGCGTAGGTTTTCCTTTCTCTTTTCAAGCAATTGATTCAGCGTATAAAGAGCCGGCTCAAACCAGCTCTGGATTATTTGCTGTTGATTTGATAGATTATTTGTGTTCATTTGATTCATCTCAATTGAATGCCTAACCACTCCTGTTCGCGCAGGTAGTGGTTTTTTATTTGAATAAAATCCGCATGTATTCAGGGGAAGTGAATGCATGTGCTAAATAAACTCGCGTTGCTTCTGCAATTTCAGGTGAGCAATACACATCACTTTCTGGCACCACCTTCAATCCAATGGCTGTCAACAGAGAGCTAATAAATTCAATCTCTGTCAATCCATTGTTTTTCTTGTCATTTTTAAATCTTGAAAATGTAGTTGGATCTAGCCCCAACTTTTCAGCAATCTGGGAGTTATTACTGTTTGCAAGAATGCGTAAAACCCTTGTAATGCTATTTCTCGCACTTGCACTCAATTCGGTTGATACTTTGCTCATGGTTTAGTTCCTAAGCGGTTAATTGTTTTGAACAATATTCCTTCCATAAATTTTCTAGTTTTCTTCCTAGATCATATGAAAGGCGTTTCCCACATAACCCGCGCTCTAAATCACTAACGTAATTCTGTGAGCACCCGATTTCTGCGGCTATAAATGTCTGAGTAAGACCCTTTTCCCTTAACTCAGAGATCATCTTCTGCCATTGATTCATGGGCGGTCTCCGATAATTTTTATTAAATATATAGGTTTTCCGATATTTATTCAATAGCCAAACCGATTGAAATATGTATCAGAATTCCGATAGAAGTAACGATGGACAAATTTATGGCTACTTTGGGCGAAAACTTAAAAGCAATTCGCAAAGCTAAGAAAATGACTCAAAAAGAACTGGCTATGAAGTCAGGTGTCAAACAATCTGTAATTTCTGATCTCGAAACAGGGAATGCCAAATCGACAGGCTCTATACTTGAGCTGGCTACCGCACTTGGTGTTACCGCAGAAGAGCTAAAAAAAGGAATTGTCAGTAAGTTTGACAATAATGTTGAGCCTATAACTAAAAAACTAATTCCCGTTCTTTCTTGGGTGCAGGCAGGGACAATGACATCAGTAGAAGCTATCGATCCTAATAAAATAAATGAATGGTTGCCACCACTTAGTGCAGATGATCCAGATGGTTGTTTTTATTTGAGAGTAGTTGGAGTAAGTAATTCCCCTAGATATGAAGAGGGAGACTACATTTTAGTTAATCCAAACTATCAAGTTTGCGATCTAATCGCTGATGACCTCATCGTTGTTAGAAATAATTCAGACGCAACCTTTAAGAAGCTTGTAATTGAAAGCGACCAGCGCAAATACTTGCAAGCATTAAACCCCAACTTCCATCCCAATATTATTGAATTTGAAGATGGTATGGAGCTCGTAGGCTTAGTTATTGATGCATTTAGACCATTAGGCGGATCACGTCCAAAGCGTGTTAGAAAAAGTTAAATTAAGGTTTTAGGTGATATATGGACAATTCAAAACTACCAATCAACCAGATTATTGCTCGTATCAATGATGCAGCTAAACATGGTGAAGCTTTGGTGCTGACTGCTGAAGAGGTAAAGATTCTTTCTAAAGATATTGGCGACAAGGTCTTTATTCCTGTGCTTACTAATGAGCAGGTCGTGCAGTTGGTAAAAGAAGGAAAGCTAGGCCAGAAAATTAATAACACCAAAGATTAATAAGCTGTGAACCCGACACAGTCTTTTAAATGTGGGGTATATCACTTATTAGATAGTAATATTTATTGATGTTTTAGTGTGTAATGTGTAGATTGCCAATAGTTTTTATAGTAGATATTGGGATTATGCAATATGTCTAATATTGAGCAAGATACACGTTTTATTGTTAACAATAATTTGATTAACAAGGGCTGGATCTTGGACATTCAAGATCCAAACAAAAATGTCTTTTTTGAATCAGATATCTTAAGAATTGTTAATAATGAGTTTCTCAAGAAAAGTAAAAAAAGACCCGATTATGTTCTTTTCGATTCACAAAATAAGCGGCCAATCGGTGTAATTGAAACGAAATCAGGTGGAAAAAGCTTAACAAAAGCACTGGATCAGGCAACCGAATATGCTGAAATGCTTGATGCACCTTTGATATTTGCAATGAATAATGGTTTCTGCGAAACACGGCATTTGTATACCCAAAAACCATTATTTATTGATGAAAATGAGGTTAATGAATTAATAAGAGTAAATGAAGCTAAAGAGTTCATATTGCAGGAAACAAATGGTATTTATATTACACCTAAAGAAATTTTAGTCTCTCGCAAAGAGTTAATTAATGTTTTCAAGAAGTTAAATAACTCACTAAGAGGTGAAGGTTTAAGAGCTGGTATAGAAAGGCTTTCAGAATTTGCAAACATTCTTTTTTTAAAATTGTATACAGAGAATGCTAATACAGGTATTTGGAATTCTCTCAAAAGTCTCGATAATGATTTGCTAATTAATACAACTAATAACATACTACAAGATATTGATAGACAATATGGTGCTTCTGTTTTTACAAATTTACAGCTAACCAACCCTGTTGCTGTTAAAGAGATGATCAAAGAGTTGGATAAGTTAAAACTCTCATCAATAGATACCGATATTAAAGGAGATGCTTTTGAGTATTTCTTACAGCAAGCTACAGCAACTAATAATGACTTAGGAGAATATTTTACTCCACGTCACATAACTAAAACCATTGTTAACTTAGTCAACCCTAAATATGGTGAAAAGATCTATGACCCTTTTTGTGGGACAGGTGGTTTTTTAACAGAGGCATTTGATCATATAAAAGATAACACTTTAATTGCAAACAATAGTAGTGAAGAAATCAAGCTTAAACATAATACTATTTTTGGAAGAGAAATTACCTCAAATGCAAAACTCGCAAAAATGAATATGATTCTGCATGGGGATGGGCATAGTGGAATTTGCCAGATAGACACACTTCAAAACCCTATTGAATCTGAATATGATGTGGTTATAACCAACATGCCATTTTCTCAAAAAACTTCTTATTCTCACTTATATGAGAATAAGTTAGCTAAAAACGATGGTGATGGAGTATGTGTTCTACATTGCTTTAAAGCAACAAAAAAAGGAGGGCGAATGGCATTAGTAGTACCTGAAGGCTTTCTTTTTAAAGCCGCTTTAGCTCCAGTAAGGAAGTATTTATTTGAAAACGCCCAACTAAAAGCAGTAGTTTCACTTCCAAAAGAAGTTTTTCTGCCATATGCAAAAGTTAAAACCAATATACTCTACTTTACCAACTGTCATAATGGTAGAACAAATTCTGACGTTTTTTACTACAATGTGACAAATGATGGCCTAAGTTTAGATTCTTTCCGTAGAAAAATTGACGAAAATGATTTAAAAAATTTAGATTTTGCTGATTTAAATAAGAGCGACTTTGATAAATATTATAATGAATTAGGTTTCTTAAAAGTTAATCCAGAATTAATCAGAAGCAATGATTATATTTATAATTATGCTCACTATAGTAATTCACATATAAAATCAAAATTCCCAACTATAAAACTAAAAGAACTCCTATCCTTGTCTGGCAAAGTCAAAGTGGGAGAGGATACAAATATACCTATTATGAGTATCACTATGGAACATGGCTTAATTGATCAGCATGAGAAATTTAAAAAACGAGTCGCAAGTTCTGATATTTCTGGGTATAAAAAGGTTTTTAAAAATGAACTTGTAATGGGGTTCCCTATAGATGAAGGTGTTCTAGGATTTCAAAAATATTACGATGCTGCTGCCGTAAGCCCAGCATACAAAATCTTTAGATTAAAACGAGAAGTTAATGTAGAATATTTGGATTTGATTTTGAGATCTAATTCATTATAATA